TGTACCAGTCGTCATTTGTAGCAGTCATCGTAGAACCATTGACCATATTCAAGGCATCAATAGTAATCGTAGTAGCATCGCTCATCGTAAGGATTAAGTCAGTACCTACAACAGCACCGCTGGCCACTTGTGTACTTGATCCAGTAGCCAAGGTTGTAGCATCAATAGTAATCGTAGTAGCATCACTCATCGTAAGGACTAAGTCAGTACCTACAACAGCACCGCTAGCCACAAAGTTGTTAGTGTCGAGTGCTAAATCACCTACCGCTATCTGTATGACAGTACCGCTGTCCATCGTGAGATCGATGTTAACACCGTCAGCATTCATAGCACCGCTGGCCACAAAGTCATTAGTGTCTAACAACAAAGAAGTTGCATCTACAGAAACAACAACACCTGAGCTAAGAGTAAGCTGGATGTCTGTACCTACAACAGCACCGCTAGAAATAACAGTGTTTGTGTCGAGGGCTAAGTCACTTACATCTACCTGTATTGTGGTAGCATCGCTCATAGTTAAATCAAGGTTAATACCGTCAGCATTCATAGCACCGCTAACAACGGTGACACTCGCTGCCAAGGTGAAAGCTGTTGCATCAATAACAATAACTGTGCCGTTGCTAAGTGTGAGTTCTAGATCTGTGCCGTTAACTAGGCCACTAGAAACCACAGTGTTAGTATCAACTGCTAAGGCTGCTACGGGTATCTGAACTACAGTCGCATCGCTCATGGTCAGATCGATGTTAACACCGTCAGCATTCATAGCACCGCTGGTAATCGTGGTATCAGTGTCAATGGTGAAATCAGTTGCGTCAACAATGATGATAGAGCCAGTGCTAAGGGTAAGACGTAAGTCAGTACCTAAGACTGTGCCACCTGTGATTACCGTGTCGTTATCAACAGCCAAACCTGCTACTGGCAACTGGATCGTAGTACCGTTGTTCAATACTAGATCGATGTTTATACCGTCAGCATTAAGGCCACCGCTAACCACGTAATCGTTAGAATCGAGGTTGAGAGTAGATACATCGACAGTAACACTAGAACCGTCAGTAAGAGACATGATTAAAGAGTTACCCACAACATTACCGAAGTTTACGTGTGTGTTAGGATCGACTACTAAGTTAGCTACGTCTATCCCGATTATGGAGCCATCGCTCATAGTCAGATCGAGGGTTATGTTATCATTATTCATCGCACCACTAACCACTGTGGCGTTACTGCTTAAGCCCAATGCTGTTACGTCAATAGTAACTGTTTGGCTGTTGCTCAAGGTTAGTACTAAGTCATCACCAACTAGCGTACCGCTTTGGACTACATCATTCTCGTCAAGGAGGAGAGTTGTAGCATCAACAGTGACAAGAGTAGCATCGTCCATCGTAAGAACCAGATCAGAACCGTTCAAGGCAGCGCTGGATACGAAGTTGTCAGTATCTACACCTAATGTAGTAACATCTACTGTGTAAGAAGTACCGTCAGTTAAACCAAGAGTTAGGTTGTTGCCACTAAGGGCAAAGCTGTTTACAGGGTTCCCTTGTGAAGCAAAGCTGAGAGTGTTAGTGAATAAGTTGTTTAGTTCTGTTACAGCAAGGTTCAAGACAGAGTTTACAAGAACACCGCCGATGCTCACGCCGGTTACTGGGAGAGACTCGATGATTACTTTTGCTCCACCTTTAGCTTTGATCTGTATCTCAGTACCATTAGCTATCGCTTGAAGCGTGTTAACAGGGTGAGGAATAAGAAGTTCTGTTCCTGCTGCCAATGTTAAGTCTTTAAGGAGGATGACACCACCAGTGCTATCTGCACTGAAGTCCATCGCCTTATACTTGAGGTAAGGGGAGATCAGTTCGATATCTTTGTCTTCGAACAATCTATTGTGAACTGTTGCTTGGTATCTGTACAATCCAGTGTTAGGATCTACTGTGTCACCTTGTCGAACTTGGAAGATACCTAAATCGACATCATCGCTTTTACGTACTTTGTGTATCTCTGCGAACAAAGTAGTACCTGCTCTAACATCGACAGGGTGGTCAAAGAACCATTCGATAACATCATTCGGGTAGATAATGGAAGCAGCTGACGAACGTAAAGCATTTCGAGGCAGCTCTTGCATATACACCTGATTGCCAGCAATAGTAATACGGTATTCAAGACGAACGTCTTCATTGACTTGCTCTGCCGCAACAGTCGTAATACCTAGTCCAGCGATGTTGATACCGAAGTAGTTATCACCAGCATAGCCTGTTGATGTCAAAGGGTTTGGTTGTCCACCGAGAGGCAAGGAGAACATATCTGAGTATATTCGTCCGCTTGGAGGTATGAAACCTGTGGCATCACGGTTAACAGTAATGCTCTGGTCTTTTAGTCCACCCCACATAGGGAAGAAGTTTATGTCGCTGGTTAAGTTAGTGAAGTAGATGTTCTCTGAACCAGAAGACATCTTGTGCTGCTCACCCAAGTAGATAGAGTTCAGGGTTGTTTCAATAGCAACGTCTGAGATCAGTTTTCGATTAACAGGGTCAAATGTCCAGTGAGACAAGACAGTCAAGTCAGCAGGAGCTACACCTACGATAGTGCCAGCATTAATCGTTTCAGTAACGACACCAGCACCATCTACAAGAGTGACCATCAGTGCATCGTTTTCATCGATAACAACGTTGGACACGGATGTACCCTTGGCACCTTGTGCGCCTACTCGTGAGAGGCTAACATTGTACTTGGGGTTATTTAGATCGATAGTATATGACATTAGGTTGCCTCCGTGGGGCTGTATAGAACTTCTACTAAGCCACGAACGGGCTTCCATATTTGTTGAGCAGATCCAACACCCACATCTGCTATCTCTATGCCAAAGAAGCCATATACAGGGAGATTAGGAAGAGGGGCAGTAGACCAAGTTGCTATTAGTGTTTCGGGAAAGACTATTTTAAAAACGTTGTCTGTAGGTATTTCATCGATCACTTCCAATGTGGTTATGATAGCTGATTGTTGACTACCGTGGTGAGCTTCGTGTGTAGGTTTAGTACCTAACACATCGTTGTCTCCTTCCACTACCTTAGCAGTAATCGTAGCTCCTAACAGGCTGGTCATCCAAGCTGCTGTGAACTCTATTTGTATTTGTTCGCCTTTTACTAGCGAGATTAAAGCGGTACCATCATCCGTTAGGACATCTCTGGTAGGCGCTGTTATTCGTGATCTTCCTGAACTGGTGCTTGTTGAGCGTGCCATATGTTCTTCTCCTGCCGATCCTCAGATGGGCAATTATGAAGTGAAGGGGCCTTAGTGACCCCGTTGTTTGTGGTTATCTTTAGTGTGATCAGGATGGAGGCGTAGGCCACGCTACTTGATCCAAGTGTGTAACACCTGTGTTAAGGCTGGGAACATCCCTTAGAGCTTGTCGATAGGTTGCCCAACTTGCTATTTGTGTTTCTGTCAAAGGGCTGTCTGCTACTTGTGTCCAGTCGGATTTGAACAGTAGAGTATCTCTCTGTTGTCTTATTTCTTCTGATAACCTATCAGCATCTACCACCCAAACAGAGTTAACCCAGTTGTAGTAGTCTCCGGGCCTCTCAGTCCGAGGTAGCCATACGTCATCTTCACTATAAAAGTTATTCTTAGCAAAGAGGACATTGTCGGAAAGTTGAGTTGTTATGTGAACAACCCGCTTTGTAGGGTCATTAGCCCACACTCCTTCATCATCAAAGACGGCACCGGGTGTATAAATCGCACCGCAGTCGCCTTGGTCATCTATTATTGCTATCGCATAAACTGTCATTTGAATTCTCCTGCTATTACTTCGCTAAAGTTTGCTATCGGCACATCACCGAGGCCCAAGAAGCCCCCGAAGGCTATGTAAGAGTTATACAACACCTGTGAGCCTACATTGTCAAACCAAAAGCCGTTTAGGTTCCCCATACCACCGTTCAGCCCCACCATCGTGTTAGAGGTTAGCGTGCTGCTGACTGTGTTATTTGCGGTGGTTAGAGAACCTGATGTTTGTTTTGCCCCGTAGAGACCTGCTTTTGACCATATGGTTTCTATACCAAAGCCGTTCGCAGAGCTACGGGAATCGAAGACCTTGGTAGTCCCATCAGCTTTATAAACTGTGAGACCATACCCTGTTCCGTTTGCTGTCTCTGAGGTAGCACCACTGCCACTAACAGCCCGTAGGATCTTATAAGTCCCCGGTACATTAAGCGTAGGAGGGTTACTCGCAAAGTTTGATGAGAAAGCCCCGCTCCCGCTTGTAGGTCTGCCTACTATGAAGTCTCCGGTAGTATAACCTGCTATCGCTGCGTTATTAGTGAGGGTCGCGCCTTCACTGAATACCACGAGTTGAACCGTAGAGGTCAGCTGTGTATCTAGTTGAGTGATGTTATTCGCACCCGTTATTTGTAATCCGTATGCCATATTAATACCTCAAAGCTAAAAAGTTGCCAGTATAAGCAGTGCTACTGTTATTCTGAATGTAGAAAGAACCAGCACCGTATTGTATTGTCAGTGAGAACCCTGCGGCAGCGGCTCCAGCAGTAGTTACAGCAAGGAGGACACCGATGGTATCTCTGTTACTCGCTGTCATACCTTCAACAGTATATGATATTGAACTACTATTTGCTGCGGCACTCCAAGTGCCAGAGTTGATAGCTCTTCCTGACCTAAAATCAGGCCCGAAGATCACAGTGCCACTGCTGTTCCTTACTTCTAAACCATAAGCATTAGAGCCAGTTGTACCAGTACTACCACCTGTGCCGGGATCGACCATAGTAGTTGCTGTTACTGAATCGGACACACCATTGATAGTCAGTGTCGCCGTGTTAGCAGTGTTATAAGTATTAGAGGAACTAAAACGAAGACTGACTGTCTGGTTGTTTGTCACTGTCGCTGATGTAGCGTAAGCGCCTCCTGCCACACTTACTTCAGGCGATCCTGCTCCAGACGCTGTTACTGTATGAGAAGTAGGGCTAACCATCCCTGTTATTGTAGGGGTTAGGTCAGAGTAAATAAGAGTAGAGAGAGGGACACCTACACCATCCGAGCCAAGGTCGAAAGCATTAGGGCCAGAAGTAGCGGAAGTGTGTGTGATGCTAAACGTATGGCCTGTAGAAGACCACGTAGTTCCATCACCTCCTGACGATACTAATAACCTGCCTTCAACGCTATAGACTTGGGTGTTCCCTGCCGTGGGCAAATGTGCCGTAGGTATCTGGAAAGGTGTGGAGCCATAGTTATGTGTGCTTATCCACGTACCGTTTTTGATAAGGCGGTATTGAGTGTTAGCGTTGCCATTGGTGACCACGGCTGTCTGAGTGGTAGTAGTGCTTGTTATAGTAGTATTCGATACTGTGGTGCCAATAGATAAATCACCAAAGCTATTTGGTAGATAAGGCACTGTGTATGATTGAGAGATAGTAGAGCTATTTGTCCCTCCAAGCTCTCTATAAGCAGAAGCTGTATAGGTGGTTCCTCTGGTCAAACTGAGTGTCCTTGGAGACGCTGCGTAGTCTGAGATACCAACGTTCAAAGTACCGCCAGCTGTACCTCCTGACGCAGTGAGGACTACGTTTGTTGTAGCACTCAAAGTATTTGAAGGATTGAAAGTGATAGAAGTAGGAGGTGAAACCGTAGTAGGTTCTGCGGCTCTTGTAACTGTCGTAGAGGCGTATCCGCTTGACCACGTTGAGTTATCTCCACCATACGCTACTTGTCTTTTAGTATATAAAGAGAACGTGTAAGTACCCGCTGCGGCAGGTAAAGGTACCGTTGTTGAGTTTATCGTGTTGAAGCTAATACTGAAGTTGTGTCCGGTAGGAACACCGGGGCTTGGGAACGTGTATGTTGTTCCGTGAGAAAATAAAACATTATAAGGGCCACCAAGGCTACCTGATGCTGTTGAAGGCGGCAGATAAGGTACTTGACCATTAGCTACCGGCCCCAAAGACGCACTTGGAGTTGCCCCTGACCCTATTCCGAGAGACCTTGCGTAGAAGACAGGAGAGCTTCCTCGGTTTCTGTAAAACCAAAATCCATTAGTCTGCCACGTCACGTTATCACCAGAGACTTGGAGAGTACCCGTACCCCCGGATGCGAGGGCTTTGATATGTCTTCCAACGACTTCACCATCTGATTGATAAGAGAGAGTGATACCAGAGGGAACTGTTCCGTTTACACTCGCTAACACAGAACCTGAAACAGCACCAGTAGCAGTAACTTCGCCTGAGCTACTGGAGGACAGGAATGAAGCACTAAATGAGCCAGTATTTGAAGCGTGAGCAGTAATAACACAAGTGGAGCCTGAAGCTCCGGATGAAGGAGACAGAGAAATGGCACTACTAAACTCACTGGCTGTCCAGCTCCCATGGCCAGCAGGGGTCGTTACAGTAACGCTGATTGTTTCAGAGCCGTAAATGTTCTGTCCTGAAATGTTTCCACCGCTGCCAACGATGGCAAGCGTGATAGATGTGGTTATGTTTGCCATAAGTGTCTCCTTATTAAATGTATGTTAGTTTAAGAGGTAAGAGGCCCGAAGGCCCCTCTGTTTTGCTGCTATAGAGTGATTGATTACGTACCATCAAACGCGTCAGACAAGTCTCCGAGCTTCACTCTCAAGACACCGCCTGAGAAGATAGCCATGCCTTTGTCTGTCAGCCGAACAATGTCAGTTCCAACAATAGAACCAGTCGGATTGATAGAGCTTAAAGCCACAGTGTTAGCTGTGATCTTACCGCCGTTGATAGTCGTAGCTCCTGCGTTTATGTCAGCTGCTGCTCCACCAAATACTACCAGTCCTGAAAAGCTGACGATAGTAGAGGGTGTTGTTCCTACGGATGTAGTTGTCGTAGCGGTTGATCCTGCTACCTCACTAAACGATACGTTTGAATGGTAATACTTACCAGACGTCTCAGCACCGTCTACAGTAGGCACGGATAAACTCCAACCAGCAGGAGGTGTCAAAACACCGGTGGCCCACGTGATTGTAGCTGTTGGCGCACTTGGGACTGTTGATTGCTCTGTTGTGGTATAGAGTGTAGCAAAGGCAGATTTAGCTCCTACGGCTCCATTGGTTCCATTGGTTCCGTTCGTTCCATTGGTGCCATTAGTGCCATCAGTGCCATTGTTGCCATCAGTACCGTCAGCACCTGTTGCGCCGATCAAACTACCTGTGACAGGGAGCTTCAAAGCAGCACTACTAACAGTCCCGCCCATGTTTACTTCAACATTGACAGTTATGGTACCAGAGACTGTAAAGGCACTCGTGGTAGTGGTGAAGCCTGCGGCACTATACGAAGAATCTGTACGAGTGAATGTTCCTGTATTAGAAACACTGGTTACCCACCAGTTGCCATCGGTGAGATCCGCAGGGACACCTGTGTAGGCCAGTCTGGGGAATACCCCTAAACCTTTATAGACGGTAAGGGTTGCGTCAGCATCTGCGGAGGTGTAAGAGAGGTCTGCTATCTGAGACCAAGTTATACCTGTTGTATCCCAGAGGAAGCTCAAAGAGGATGTTGCTGAAGGGTTTTCTATATTGACAGGGCCAATCACAACAGTAGACGCTACTGAACGCCTTCCAGTTTGCGATACAGACCTTGCTCGTATGTAGATGTCCTCTGCGGGATTACCTACGATAAGGGTAAAGTTTTCGTTCTTAGTTCTACCAGCAACAAACCAATCATCATCGTCAGTACTGCTAGATTTAGCCCATTCTATTTCATAGTAATCGAAGGAATGGCTTAGTCCGGGTTCAAACCTCAAGAATACAGAGTTCTCATCAGAGAGTGCTCGATAGCCTTTCACTGTATTAGTGCTAAGGTCTGCTTCAGCTATCTCTGTATTAGTCAAGACAGGTGGAAACAATCCGAAAGGAATGTGTCTGTCCAGAGGGCTCAACATATTATCCGCTATGTTCCAAGCAAAGTCAGAAGCGTGTATACGCGAACCTGTAACCGTGACTAGTAGGCTCTCGTCAATAGAAACTCTTTCTATCTTGATAACGTCATCTGCGCTTACGAGGTTATTGATTACACTGTTGAGCTTGATGACATCGCCGGGCTCTAATGCGTAGCCTTCTGCGTACATAGTGAACTCATACTGGGTTTGCCTACGAGACTCTCTTACTGTTTGTTCAGCTAACGCCATTGCGTGATACGGATCAGATAGACCGAAACCGTCAAGCTGAGTGTTAAGAACTACCCCATTGTCCTCGTTGAGATAGGTGTTGTGTACAGTGCTACCACTAGGTGGCCACGTTTGTGTATTAGATTTGAAGTCTTCTTGTTCGTCTGAATACCTTACTGAAGCTTGGTTTAGCTTAACATCAGCAGAGGCATAGATGGTAGTGATATCCGCTCTGGCTAACAGGTCATCTGTGACAATCAGGTTAGCTTCTGCTGCTGCAATAAGGGCACTTTGGGTCAAGTGGTATTCCAGATTAAGCTTGAACTTACCTTCTGCCCATATGAGATCAGCGTTAGGCATTGAGTTAAGAATACCAGAAACGTTGTCTCTTACAGGCTGAGAAGGGTCTAATGTGATATTACACTCATAGAGAGGCAAGGAGTCTACACCTGTAGCAATCTTGTCCGAGATGGAAGAGAACTCTACCTGTGGGATAGCTGTAGCGGTAGTTATAGCAGTAGCACCATCTTGAGCAGTAACGTCTGCGAGGGGTACTCGTAGCTCGTCCGCACCTGAGTTATAAGTGACATTGGTGAAATCGATGTCATAGTGACCGGGCCCAGAAGTAGTTACCTGACCTGCATAACCTTGGCTTGCGAGGTTAGAGGCGTAGGTAGTGCCGAGGGTGTCTGTCTGCGCTCGTATCTCAGCGAAGTTTATACCCATAAAATTTGAACCCGCTCCTGTGGAGGGGTACAAAGGGTTACCAGCATTACCGCCTGCATCTCCTTTCCAAATACGTCCTCTACGTTCTACAGCACCTAGTCCAGCTAAAGGGTTTACGGTTAGAGCGCAAACAGCTGCGGCATCGTAGAATGACTTCAGATTACAGTCAGTTGCCGCCAAGTTCATTCCATATTCACCAGTGAGGTAATCGAGGAGAACTAAAGCAGGGTTGTTGCTGTATGTAAGACCCGTAGTACGGTCATAAGAGTACACACCAGCTGCTTCAGTAACAGCGGCAATCTTCTTACCTTTAACAAAGAACTGCAGCTCTGGTATTTGGAAGTACTGAGGGTTCTCAAGGTCTAACCTGAAGGCACCCGTAGCAAAAGCTAGATCGGTGAACTTGTTGTTTGCTAACATACCGTTGGCTGTAGCAAGAGGGCAAGCTGTGCCACCGCTGTTGTAACCAACGATCCAGTGTCCACCGTATTCCTGCGTGAACTCTTTGTCGTTATAAGGGACGTCATCTACTTTGAGATACTTGATCTCTTCGATGTCGCCTTGACAGATAGCGTACTGAGCAGTAAGGAAGTGGTTCCTATGCCTATCGGTGTCCTGATCCCAGCTTGTCGTGCGCATCTGTGTACTTGCTGACCATCCGGAATCTCTGTTAGGAGTATCTGCCCAAACGTAGTCATTGTTGACAACTACATCGGCAAGGACACCGCCTACCATTTGCCTACCATAGACAATAGGGATCGGTGCGGAGTCTCCTTTTACTGTTATCTGAAAGCCTGCGCGGTCTAATGCGTCTTCTTTAGCTTTCTTCTGTGCTTTCTTTTGCTTCCGCATTTGTACAGCAGAAGATACTACTGATACTATGAGTGCGATAATTGAAAATAGACCCATTACGTGTTACTCCTCTGAGTATTATGGTTTCTTTCCCCATCTAACTTGGATGGATTCTATGTTTTTGTATATGTTCTCAAAGCAGGTATCAGTGGCATTAATGCCTTTCTGGGTCTGATCATCTGAGAGCCTTTCGTTTGTTCTGTCTAAGGCACCAAACGGAGAAGAGCATTCAATGATGGCATCTTTGGTTCCGTCTGAAGGTGACATAGTAATTTGGGTAGCATCGATTCTACCTTTATATACAGTGTCAAGATCTGTGTAGTTACCGGTGATACCTAACCTGACGGTAACATCTGTCCCTATTGCACTGTTATCAAAGTATGATTTGAATTCATTATTAAAATCTATTAATTCTATACGATATGTTTCTTTGTCTGCTACATTAGTTAACTGAGGAGGGGAAAACTTAGTTAACCCCCCGTCAGAAACATAAGTGTTACCACCAACTGATACATCAAAAGGTAAGTTGGTAAGCCTTACATGAAAGGCAGCAAACTCCATATCTAGAATCAAATAGGGTTCTGCTACGTCTGCGGCGAGACCCGTAAGGATCGAAGTTGGAGTACTTTTCATTGCTATAGTGCCTCTATTAGTGTGATACTGCCTCCGTCACTTAGGATACCATCTACAAACGTTATGCCTGCTTGGTTATCTATGTCACGAAAAGCGGTGAAGGTTATTGCGTCTGTACCATCTCGATACAGCAGTGTGGTTCCTGCTACAACGTTCTGTCGTAAGCTAGGATAGAGACTTATATTCCCTGTTCCGGTAAAGTCTGCTATTACAAGGTATACTTTGTCGTGATCTGAGAACTTAACAAAGCGACCTTTCTTTATGGTACCATTGGCACCAGTGACACTGACGGCAGTAGTGTTACCTACGTTGCCAGTACCAGCTGTTGTTATGGCAGTTGTGGAAGTACCGGAAGAGATCGTCTCTCCTCTAACATTAAGTTGTGGCATTTCCATTTGAACTGTTTCGTTGAAAGTACTAACCATATCGGCTAGATAGCTTGACGCGTCTTCCATTACCACCCCAAAATCTAATTCCCACCTCTGAGCGCCCTGCGTCACCCTACGAACTCTAAGTGTTATAGAGTCCGTAGAGAGAGCGGGTTCATTGGAAGTTATACGAAATGGGGCAACAATATCTTGACCTTGAAATTGATATGTTGCCATTTCTATTTACCTCTGATTTTCTCGATTGTGTTGGTTGACACCACCAGCTATTGATGGCAGCATTTTCATTACTTCTTTCTTAGTCTGTCTAGAGATATCACCTGTGATATTCAGGTTTATGACTTGTTGACTTTGACCACCTTGCGAAGGGGCAGCAGTGACTAATGCTCTTTGAGACGCAGCAGATGCTGTATTCGTGGGGCCAGTGGCAACTAATCCACCTGTGGCAAACTTGGGTAAAGCATCACCGTTGTTGATTGCAGCGATCAGCGCACCATTCTCTTTAACAGCCTTAGCATTCATAACATACTCGCCGTTAGACAAGTGTGCCAAGATGCTATCCGAAGTACCAGTACCGGGGCCACTTACGTAACCACCTGTAGCGAATCCCGGAATACCAGAAGTAAACGCTGCGGAAGCCATAGCAGAAGCTAATGATGTAGCGGCGGCAGTAGCGAGTACCATTGCTGCACTTAGTGCAGTGGTGACACCAGTAGTTGTAGCAGTAACCGCAGTAGCAGCTGTTTGTGCTGTTTGGAAACCAAAGAAGTTAAGGATAGAAGAAAGTATACCACTTCCCCATTCGGCTAAGCCGCCTACTGCTCCTTTGATAGATGCTGAGAAACCAGCAAGACCGGTAGCAGCTTCAGTGAGACCTTCCTCATCTGAACCTTCTCCAATGCTAGCAACACCACCGATACCACCGATAGCGCTAGATGCTTTTCCAAACAATCCACCGCTTTCTTCGCCTTGAGGTGTGATACCCTTAGCAAACATCGCTTGTATAGCGCCTTCAAAACCACCATCGGTTCCGAATACAGCATTGGTCAGCGTGTCTATAGCAGTGTCAATAAGCGTGCTTTGGATTTCCTTCATAACGTTCTTGAAGACATCACCAAGACCACCGACACCATCTGCTATGTCTTTGACAGAGTCAGCAAACGTGTCTCTTATTGCACCAGCAACTTCAGTACCACGAGCCATTACTTCGTTCAACTTTTCAGTCTGCTTGGTTAATAGCAGCTGTTGTTGAAATGCCTCTTGTATCTCTGCGCTAGTTGCATTAGGGGCGTCCATTATAGCTTGGAGTTTTTCAGCTTGTTTACTTGCGGCTAAAAGACCTGCTTGCATAGTAGGGCCGAGGTCATAGAACCTTTCTATTCCGCCAGCGAAACCTATGTTAGATAAGCCATTGATTAGCTCGTACTGAGTACGTGTGCTATCCAGTAAGCCTTTCATCAAAAGGTCTTGCTCGTAAAGCTCTTGAGTCTTCGCTATATACACAGCGAGATTTTCTTCGTCAAGTTTGCCCAAGGCTGCAATTTCCAGACCGAGGTTACGCTTCGCTTCTGCGATCTGAAGAGCGTTGGTAAGTTCTTCACCACTAAGCCTAAGAAGGTTATCTTGAGAAAGATTGGAAGCGTTGACTAACTCACCAATAGTGCGAGTAGCAGCTATCTGTTCGTTCTGAAGAGTAAGTTGCTCTTTAAGAGCTACTACTTGGGCTCTATAAGCTGCAGCATTAGCTTCACTGATTGTGCCTACGCGACTTAGTTTCCTCTCTATGTCAGCAATTTCATTTGCTGTATTAGCCACTGCGACTAATTGAGCATCTGAAGAGTTGGTGATTTGAGAGTAAGTCAGACCAGCGTTAGATATTGCAACGTTGATGCCTTGAGTATCTACTAGGATACCTGCTAGTATATCTTTGTACTCTTGGATCTTCTTGTTCAGCTTTTGCTGCTCTAAAACCTGATTAGACTTAAGACCTTTAATCTTATTCTCTTCTGTCGCTATTTGCAAATAGAGACCGTTAATGCGACTGGCCTGATCTAAACCAAGGTTAGCAAACTGGCTTTCACTTATGTCTAAACCCATCGACTTAACTTTACGAGAAACTTTGTCTGAGGCAGACTCTAAGCCTTCCTGCAAGTTTTCAGTAGCTGCCTTTAAGAGTGCAGCATTAGCAGCGCCGGTTTCGGTAGTAGAGTCAGCGAAAACTTCGGCTGCGTCTCTGTAAGCCAGTACTAAAGCACCTACTTCCTTTCGTTTCTTATCACTAAGAAATCCTAGATCAACAGCAGAAACAGACTTTCCTACTTCCTTAAAGGCTTTAGTAGCTTCCTCATTGAACTTAGTAAAGTTTAACTGAGCCTCAACTTGCGCTACTATAGTTATAGCGTTCGCTTGCGCCTCTTGTACCTCTGCGTTAGTCCGGTTGAGAGAGTTTAACTCAGCGTCCTGTGCGGCTAGGTTATCAGTGTTTTGACTAGTTACGAAACCTATGAAGCTAGTCTTGGCTTCTCTAAAGAAGTCTAGAGCCTGATCGGCGTAAGTGGAAGCACCTTGCTTCACTTGTTCGTTGAGTTGTAACATACTATCTATAGCCAGCTTGCTAGCAGGTGACAATGAGTCTATATCTTCAGCAAACTTATCTAACGCATTGTGGAGATTGTTAGCTGCTGTTAGGGTGAATTCCCCATCGTCGTTACGCTCTTGATCTACTCTGCTTTCAGCTTCTGATTCTGTTTCTTGTCTTCCAAAGCCAAGAGCATTGTTAGCGGAGAGAACACCATCAAAGGCGTTACCTAGTTGTTCAAAGAAACTAGCTTCTATACCAACGCCACGGAGTCCATCGACTCTGTTTGTGTCTTTAAGAGATTGCTCTGCTCTTGCAATAGCAGCTGTTTGTGCTTCTTTCAAGATCTTGTTAGTAAGCAAAATAGCTGCTTCAATCTTCTTAGAGGCCTCAACATTAGCGTTGACAGACTCGATAGTACCTGTGAGGTTTCTACCTTGACTATCGATTGCTCTTTGAACGTCAAGTGAAGCTTCAGATAGCTGTTGGAACTGATCACCGGTAAGAGCACCTGATCCTAGCTTAGCCAACTCTTTACTGGGGTCTTCCAACTGGTCGTAAAACATACGGTCAGCATTCATACCCTCTATATCGAAGTCGCCCATTATAGACTCTAACACACCCTTTTGGTTGTACTTGCTGACATACTTATCAGCCAGACCAAAGACCGTAGCTAGTTGATGAGCAGCACTGTCCATCTTGTCAGTTAACGAATCACCCTTTCCAAAGAAGTAGGCACCTATTAAACCAACAGCAGTGATTGCTGCTACTATAGCTGCGATAGTTAAGAACACAGGGTGGAGCATTATAGCAGTGAGCGCGGCTAATACAGGGGAGGTTACCATTGCGAGTTTAGCAGCAATCCAAGTAACACCTGCGGTACCGAAGAGTGACAAGCCTATAAGACCTCCCTCCAGTAAATCCATTCCTCCTAACGAGCTCATAAAGCTAGATTCAGCTTCAACAGCAACGTCAGATGCGAAAGCGCCGGTCATCCCTAACAAGGCTGCAAGACCCGCAGCACCTACTAGCAGCTTCTTTAGCAGTCCCCCGCCTCTAAACATAGTACCAAAAGAGCCAGCGTTAGCAGCGTTAGATATGTTGCTAAATAGACCAGTTGCGAAAGCAGCATCAGCTGCAGCTCCTGCTCTTCCTGCTGCTCCAAAAAGGATGTCAGAGAAGTAGCTTCTTGCTCTAGAAAACAATCCCGTAGTCCATGCATATAATCCTGCGAATTGCATTTTAGCGAAGCCTACTCCTTCCGCTATCAAACTTGTGCCTATCCATTGTAGCCCAGAAAGCACAGCTGTTTCAGTTCTGATCCAAGTGAACAAAGCGCCTAATGCTGTTTTAAGACCTTTAGGAGCAAATAGCATGTAGAGAATACCACCACCTACAGCAGTACCTAATAGTCCAAGAGTGAGCCCATTAATGAGGTCAAACAAGCTAGATAGCGCACCACCTATTAGGGGTACCCCGTCAAGAAATCCACGGACGAGACCTGAGCCAATTTCGTACACAAGACCAACCATGTAAGGTATGTGCCTGACGAAAGCCTCTGTCAACTTCTCTACGATAGTACCTACGTTTTCAGAAATACTACCTAGCAAAGAACTCATGCTGGATCCGAACATTCCTAAGACTGAATCAAAAGCAGTAGTTAGCTCAGAAGCAAAAAGACCCGCCATTATAGCAGCGAATACACCAATAGGTGCTATTAAGTAAGCGAGACCTATTGTAATAGCGCCTACTAAGGCACTACCAAACGTGTCAGATATCAGCATGGTAAGGGGCTTTAACAGCACAAGAATACCCTTTAACCCTTCCGCTAACCCTGCGAATAGGGAGCTAGAAGCTATTGAGCTTGCTGCACTAGCAAAGGAACTCAGTCCATCATTCAACAAGTCAAAGTTGTTTACTAAGTCTCTTATCTTATCAGTTAATGATTCAGAGAACTCTATAAGATGTTCCATAGAAAGTGAGCTGTGTCTAAGGAGGCTGCTCAGTAAGGACACTGCTCCGAATACCGCAGCAAAGACTGGCCCGACAACTCCCGCTGCTAGCGATAAGAATACGCCTGCAATAGCGAGGGCGATGCCTTCTACAGTTTTAAGGGACTCTACGAATGACTTAATGAAGATTTTGATTTCCGCACCAGCAGAGCTTAAGAGTCCTTTGACGTCCCCAAATCCCTTTTTGAAGAATCCACTTACTTTATCAGTAAAGCTACGGATACCTTCTTGCGCAGGGGCTATCTTAGAAGTGTATGCTACAACTTCGTCGATCAGATCTGGCCAGTAGCTGTTACCAACTACCTTATCGTATACTACAAAGAAGTACTTAGCAACTTTGTCAGTGAAATTCTCAAACACAGACATAATATTGTTAAGAGTACTTTTAAGACCCGACAGAGGTGCCTTATTCATCATTGTAAATACGTCTTTGAAATTTCCGAATAGTCCAGAGAGAGCTTCTGTTACAGAAGATTGCGCTTTACCTATTCCCATCTTTTTTGAGATACCAGTTAAGAAAGCGTCAGCAGCGTTACCGCCCATGTTAGATAGATACGCTTGCAAGAAAGAAAAGGCGGCTACTATTTCTTCAATAAGACCCTTAGAGAAGAACTTGCCGATGTTACCTACCATTTTACCAAGGGTGCTTTCTAGTAGGGAACCAACAGCTTGGAGGGCTGGGCCCATAAGCCCAAAAGAAAGACCTAATTCTTTGCCGAGTAATCCGAAAGCGATACCTGTTTGAGTGATGCTTGCTTCTAAACTAAAGAATGCAAATGCTATCTTCCGACTGAACAGGAACAGTATTTGTCCACTCTTAGCCATGAATAAGTTGATTGCCAAACCCATCTCGCCTATTGCACTACCGAAACCAAGGGAGAGGCTACGCATGCTTTTTTCAATTGGCCCAAGTTCGAAGCGGGAAACAAAGGTTTCCATCTTGAATGCTAGTCTGTCTATTATACTAGCTATCCGAGTCAGAGGCGCGAGTAAGTAGAGTAGCGCAATGCCAAACCCTCTTACAGCAAACCCTATAGATTGAAACATAAGCAACATCTTTGTTGAGAATATCCGATCGATAGCCATAGCCGCTAAGCTTTGGAAAGCGCGTCCGAGGTGTTTAAGAGAATCTACTAGTACGGCACCACCTTTTGTCATCGACTCGAACGACTCTTTAAAGGCGATAGCATTAAGGCCGATACCTTCAGCAGCAGCATTCAGCGAGTGACCTGCTGCCATAAGGCTATCCGTGATCTTAGTAGTTACTCCTAAACCTTTATCTACTTCGTTCACAATCCGACCAATACCTGTGCTCATCACAAGTGACGCTTGGGCGAAGGTTATGGGTATTCTGCTAAACTCTTCATCAATAGAGGCTGTCTGGCTAGATAACGCTTCAACAACAGCTAGTGCCGAGAGCTTTCCTTCGTTGGCGAAGGCTCTTAGCTGACCGATCGTAATGCCCATCCCACGAGCAATAGCTTGCGCTACAGCAGGTGTTTGTTCCATTACAGAGTTTAATTCCTGACCTCTCAAAGCACCAGCTGCTAGTCCCTGCCCTAACTGCACAATAGCAGAGTTAGCGGATTCAGCAGATGAACCAGAGATGGTTATAGCTTGTGAAATAGATCGGGTGATCTTTAATACTTCTTTTTGCTCTACACCAAGAGAAGCTGTAGCTCTCGATATCCGAGAGTAGAGGTCTGCGAGTGATTCTTGATTGGAGCGTGTTTCTAAGGCGACAGCGTTAAGTTGCTTGAATGCCCTTACTTGTTCTTCAGTACTCTTAGTAGTCAGAGCAATACGTGCCTCTAGTCTACGGTAGGAGTCTGTGATATTAGTTACGGCTCGTGTAGACCCGATGACTGCGAAAGCAGCACCTGCTTGGATGGCAAGTCGCTTCAACATCTTCCCTGCATTTTCGGTGGAAGTATTTATTTTATCAACTGAACTATTTAGCCGGTCTAAGTCTGCTCTTGCCTGTCTCGAATTCGATTTTACCTCAATTTCGATAGCCATTATAAAGTTTCCTTTAGCATAAAAATGCCCCTGTCAGTTAAACCTAATGTTGTTAGGTCAACCATCAGGGGCATCTTAATTCATGTGTATTTTACAGAACCAGCTGTAAACGTGAAGTACTTATTGAGGGTTTTCTCAATAAACCGGGGTGGTGCTTGGACAGAACTACCTTGGTTCAATTCCTGAATGTAAGGTGTCCCGTTAGTTATGTATAAAGTTTCAATGGTGCGACTAGGGACTGGCCCTAGCACCGCTGTTGACCTGAGTGCTGTGAAAGCAGCGTCTTTAGCAGTGTTTGTTTTTCCTACCGACCAAGAACTTCTGGCCCGACCTGTATCCACGGGGGTCTTAATTTGCAAGGCACCAGTGGCAGCGATAGCGGAGGATCTTTGAGCGTTGTTTACTAACATGGTAAGTTCTTCGTTGAGGTTAGCAAACGTCTTATCAACCCCTCTGAGCGACAGTTTTATACCTACTGCCATTGTGACCTCCTTGATTACTTGTGAGCTTGTTGTAGGAGTGCGCCGAAGACAGACTTGGATAAGGAGCTTTGCATCGCTATACGCTCTTTCTCTTCCTCATCTCTTCCATCTTCCCACACTTTCATTTGTGCGAGAGAACTGAACAACTCGTGGCCACTTGCTTTCACTCCAGCTGCGGAGAGTTGCATAGCGGCAGCGTTGTCTGCCCTCCATCCTATAGGTCTTGCATCAAGGTACTTAGCCCAGTTACGCAGTTCTGCTGCTGGCATATCCCGCTCAATCAAGTAGACAGGGATGCCTAAATGAAAAGCGAGATCATACAGCCATAGATCAGCCGGTTCTAGCCTTTTCCCTCTGGAGCACCAGTGACGCCCATGACGCCTTCAGCAAGTTTGGTTAGTTCAGTCATAGGGAAACCGTCAATCTCTTCGTCAGTCATCTCTTCTGCGCCTACTACTGAGGTGCGAATGATGAATCGCAGAAGCTCGAGCTGATCCATATCGGATGCGCCTTTCTTCTTAGCCAGTTCTTTGGTCTTCAGGTCGATAGCTTTAGCACCACCAACTGTGAGAGTTCTAACTTCAACTTCTCCGTCCATGAAAGAAACTGTTCGTGTTTGTACTTGTCCGATAAATTGCTTCATTTTAATAATCCTGTATGTGTTAGTTTGTATTTAAGTTTAGGTTATGTTACTTGCCAAACAGATGACTGTTGTTCGCTTGGAACTCGTCAATCAGTTTATGCATTTTGTTTAGTACATCGAGAGTCTCGAAGATCTCAGTGCGCTTCTCTTTATGAGCAGTGTCGAGCTCATTTGGAAAGTCTTTGTATCTGTCAAACGTCTTACGTGAACTGAAGTCTATATCTTTCTTCATGTTCCGAAGTGTGGTCTGGATTACAAAACCTTTATCAAATGGAGTAGTTCGTTCGGTATCCATTATTATTTAATCCATTAGTTTATAAGAATAGTAGAGAGAAGGAGACCCCGAAGGATCCCCTTGTACTCAATACAGTCAGTACTTAAGCAGGAAGTGCGTAAGTGCTTGTGCCGCTACCAGCAACTAAGCTGAACGGGCCATTGAAGTCGCCGTCGATAGCGATTGACATTGTAGCTTGCAGAGCGTCAGTCAGTCCGGGCTGGATCTCAAAAGATGCGATCTTACCGAAGAAGAAGAAGTCAGCAAAAGTGTCAAGATTGTCAGCAGTGATAACTCGGTTACCATCAACAGTGATGTCAGCATCAGCTAAACGAACTCTGAAACACAAACGTGAACCAGCCTTACGGATAGTTTCAAGTGCGTGGTGATCGCTAGGAACGTAGTTCAAAGAGAATTCCAAAGAAGCGTTGTCAGACTGACCAGCTACCTGTGAAGAAACAGCAGCGCCGTAAACAGGAACGTTTACGATGTTTGCAGGAGAACCCAAGCTAGGGAATTCACGGATGTTGCCAACGTGAACTACAGCAGATTCTGGAACTTCGTCGATCTGAGAGTCAGCTGCAAGGATAGCAGTTTGGTTAGAGATGAACAGGTCGTTCAGATCAGCAGCTGTGCTGATGTCGCTGTTCGCAGTGTTTAGTACGTAGTCCAGAGTAGTGAACTTGGACGCACCGATAGAAGATATATGAGCCATTAGAGAAAAACCTCTTAGTTGTATAAGTTGAAGTGAACCTGATAGTCGCCTCTGAAGAGGTTAGGAGTTTCAGGATCTTGACCTAGGATCTGTACGAGACTCTCTTGAGTCTGGGTTCCATTCCCTAGTGTTTTGTTTTGTAGTACGGTATCTAGTAAATCTGATATCTGAAGTATACGTGTCGTACCTTTATTGGTAGGAACGTAAACTTGGATAATCGCTAATCCCGAAATGCCAAACCGTCCGTAATCGATATTACTCTTCAAAGGAAGAACTTCTATCTTGACGAATTCAGCAATGTTAGCAGGGATGGCAAAGTTGACAGGATATGCAGATATGCTATTAGTTGTCCAAGCGGAAGTGGCGAAAACGCCTTCTATGTCCCGCTGTACATTTACATATTTAGACATATTAGCCCTCCGTTACCCTGAGTGTGACAAGTCCCGGTTCTACTATGTAGGAAATAATGCTATGATCTACGCTTGCAATGCTTACTACACTGTATAGCTTTGGGTTAGGCAAGTCTGCTTCCTTAATGTAAACCTCTGACATAGGGGTAGCTATGTTCTCTATTGTAGGCTTCTCCTTCATAGCCATCACAATACCTACAACAGTAGATTCTGTAACAGTTGAAGCAGTAGCTCCAGTAGTGAAGTCATAGACTCCCTCAGAACTTTCTTTAAGAATAACATCTTGCGCTAGATCGCCAACGGCACTAAAAGCAGCGTTGACAGCTTGGGTGATTTTTGCTCGTATTGACATAGCTTACCACCCTTCCCAAGACCTAGTACTATTTGCCATCATTGGTTTTACGAGTTTGAGAATACTATAAGG